GGCCCGGACCAGAACGTACGTCGCTAGGCCCACGCGTTGAGTTAGCATGACTAATAGTCTGGTCCGATTTATTACGCTCGCGTAATTTTTTATAATAACTTGGATGTCTAAACATTTCAATGCTGCCCGTATGATATATTTTTTATTTCTGGATTCCAACATTTTCTACAGTCTCTGCACTCATTATCTTGTTGAGCTGCAGGACAGCTAGCCCCAGATGTAACGACCGTTGATGTGTTAGGCCAGGAGCCTGCAGGCTCCTGATCTATCATAGGCATGGAAAAACGAATTATTAAATTAGATGGAGCTCTGGTGACATGGTCCTTAATCCATGCTTCCCGGGTTGGCATCCAGTGACGCTTTCTGGGGGTGAGCTTGCATACTTCATAAATTTTGTTTAGGTGATCCAGATCCTGGACATCGCCGCTATCGTGCCAGCGAAACACTTCAGGCTTCTTGCTGTTTATGATCTGGGCCATTGCTTCAACCCAGCGAGGGTCTTTGATTGCCTTCAGTCTCCTGTACTGTGCATCCTGGACAACTTTAAATACATAGCAACCCTTCATTGCATAACAGTCATAACAGACTGAACCTGGAATCTTCTGGAGCTTGGCGCCTGTCTTGCATTCCTTGGCGGGTAAACCTATCGACCAGCCAGGCATTTTTGACGGTTTGCTCAGGCTGCCTCCGATTATTTTAAATGCTTCTTCTGTTTTCATATATCCTTTATAATCCTATAATCCTTTCTTGTCAAGCTTGAAGCTTGCGGCTTGCGGCTTGTTGCTTGTGGCTGTTATGCTGTCGCAACATTTAAGAGGCTGCCGAAATCCTCCACCACTTATGGACCAGCTGTCGCGCAACGTATCATTCTCAATTACAGCTTCTGCTTATTGATACGCCTGTAATCACAACTGATCCCAGATCCATTGAGACCGAATTAACAACAAGTGGCAAACTACCCAGACTTGTTTGCATCATCCGGACATCATTTAACACTAGTCAATGCCCAATGGATCAGGGATCAGTTCTAGCTGTGCGTGTGTTTGGATCTCTTTCAATCTACTTTACACCACAACCAAAAGTTGTCCCGAGATTTAATATCGCCATAGTCCCTATTTCTAGTACACAAAGTCGTATTTAAATCTCATATCCTATATAATCCCTTGACAAGTTATTGTCAATAGTTTATTTTAAATTTTTAACAGAAAGGTAAAAATGGAAAAACAAAGAAAAATAACACTTAACGCTGACAAGCGAAAAGTGATTGCCGACCAGTTTCAATCTTTTTATGAAAATAAAGTAAAAGATAAATTGGTACAAGCAAAAGAACAATACGACATTATCCGAGAGAAAGCTAAAGAACAAATGGATAAAGTTGTAAGGTTTCATCAACCACAAAAGCACGTTGATACAATTAGAGAGATGATTGGTTTTTACAATCGTGCCGGTGGCGAGTTGTATGAAGATAATTGTTTTTATATTCAAAACCCAATTACAAAAGTTGATGAAGATGGACGAGAATATACTGACAGTCAAGAAGTTCATGTAAGATTTGACATGGGTAGAAAATTTGCAAGAGCATATTATCGAGATGAGATGAAAGCAAAAGGTCTTAACCCTGACTTTCATTTATCTATTGATAATGACTACTCAAAAAGAAATCCAAAATATTATAATGATGAGAGTAATTGTAATAAATTTTTGGGTTGGAATACATCTTCTAATGACGATAAATCTATTACTACACCTAAAGCAAAATGGGAAAACGATTTTAAACTTTGGGTAATTGGTAGTTCTTATTGTCATTCGAGAAATTTTAAAGTTGACCAAAATACTTTGGAATTTTTTAAGATGTATGTTCAAAGTGCTGAAAATGTAATTAAAGAACATGAACAAATGTATAGTTATGTTGAGGGCAAGATGAAAACTTTAAGATTAGGTTTAAAATCTTATAGAACATTCGACCAAGCAAAAGCACTTGCAGATAAAGTTGGAGTTGTTTTAAATGAAAGTATGTTGAACGAAAGTAGTTCAATGGCTTTATCAATCTATAGTCCTGAAAACTTGGCAAGTCTTTTAGAAGATAAAGAGGTCTTAACAAGAGAACAAAAGATTATGATTGCAAGAAAACAAATGCAACAATCTGTAAATTAACAGTTGACAATTATGGGATTATCCTATAGGATAGTCCCATAACAGAAAGAGGAAAGCATGGAAAACAATAAAACATTTTATATAGTTTATTATTCTAATAAGGATAAGAAACATATAACAAGACGTGGCAAGCACGACGACAAAAGCAGATATGGAACATCAAAGCAAGGCGTTCCATATTATGTTTATTATGACTTGGACGCACATGGATATAGAACAGCGTCAAGAAGTTGGAAAGTGAGGACATAATGACTTTTTGGATATGTATGATTGTATTAGTTCACTTATTACTTTTAGTAGGTTTACCAAGTGTTGACCAAAATGAAAGATTAAGAAGATATGAAAGACAACATCAAAAATGGTTGAGGTCGAAATGAGCGATTATAATTGGTGCCATGGTCCGGAGTGTCATACACATCATACACAGGACCGAATAAGAGGTGTTAAAGGTTCAAAGGTTTTGAGGACCAAAAAAATAAAAGCTTATCAAAACAAAAGTATGTTCGGTAATGGTGGTGGTAATATATGGGATTACTTTTGTAATCATAGATGTTTAATGGACTTTGTTTCTAAACATACACAGGCAATGCTTAACATTGAGCCAAGGACCGAGGCGCTGGAAACACCAATAGATGTAGTTGTAGAAACTAAGTTTGATTGGGCTGACAATCCATATAAAACAAAAGTTATAAAAGAGGTTGACAATAGTGAACAAGTAGGATAATATAGGACTATGGAAACTAAAATAAACACAGACGCAGCGGAGTTTAAAATCATTGAAGACTCAAAAGATGAGCCTGATTTAAAAGCGGCTCAAGATTTTGTAGGTGGTTATGTTGAGGGAATTACTTTCCCTAATGGTGATTACCTCATCATCAATGAAGAGGGTAAGTTAAAAGGCTTACCTTTAAACCCCGAGGCTACTGCACTTTGGAAAGCAACGTTCGACAACGATAACTTTATTACAGGTCGTAATGACTTTGTTGTTGGTCCTGCTATCCTAATAAAAAAAGACGCCCTAAAGATTTGGGCTAGTTAAACACGAACCCTGGCGCTAACGCGCCAGGGATCCTAACCAAATCCCAAAACCCAAACATTAATTAGACCCTACCCCCCTTTTTTGTAAAAAGGGGTCCCACTACTCTAGGTTGTATTGCTTAATTTACACATTAATGTATACTGAAAACATATTGGTACCATGGACTTGAATAAGGTAAATATAGAAAAATTACCTGCAGATGTCAGGAAGACCTTCAAAAAACTTCAAGTCATGCACGCAGAAAAAAAGATACAGAATAAAGCTAAGAATGACTTTCTATCTTTTGTTAAATGTGTATGGCCTGATTTTGTAGAGGGGTCCCACCACAGACACATTGCAGATAAATTTAATAAATTAGCTACGGGTGAAATAAACCGGTTAATCATTAATATGCCTCCAAGGCATACCAAATCAGAATTTGCATCGTTCTTGCTACCAGCATGGATGGTGGGCCGTGAACCAAGGCTCAAGATCATTCAAGCAACGCACACGGCAGAACTCGCAATTAGGTTTGGTCGTAAAGCAAAGAATCTAATTGATAGAGAAGACTACGGAAAAATTTTTCAAACAACTTTACAAGAAGACTCAAAAGCAGCAGGACGTTGGGAAACATCACAAGGCGGTGAATACTTCGCTGCTGGTGTAGGTGGTGCGATCACAGGTCGTGGTGCAGATTTATTAATCATTGACGATCCGCACTCGGAACAAGATGCAATGTCAACCAAAGCATTAGAGTCAGCATATGAATGGTATACATCAGGTCCACGTCAGCGTTTACAACCTGGTGGTAAAATAGTTTTAGTTATGACGCGTTGGTCTACTAAAGATTTAACAGGTATGTTGGTCAAGAACCAGGCTGAAGTAAAAGCTGATCAATGGCACGTGGTCGAATTTCCAGCGCTCTTGGACCACGGACCAGTATGGCCTGAGTATTGGAAGCAAGACGAATTAGAAAAGGTCAAAGCAACACTACCCGTTGCTAAATGGAACGCGCAGTGGATGCAACAGCCAACATCTGAAGAAGGAGCTATTCTAAAACGAGAATGGTGGCGTACCTATGAAGGTGATGATATTCCACAACTACATCATGTTATACAATCTTACGATACAGCGTTTCTTAAAAAAGAAACAGCGGACTATTCTGCTATTACCACATGGGGTATTTTCTATCCTAACGAAGATACTGGAGCTAATTTAATACTATTAGATGCAGTAAAAGGTAGGTACGAGTTTCCTGAATTACGGAGATTGGCCCTTGAACAATATAAATACTGGAACCCTGAAACAGTGATTGTGGAGGCAAAAGCATCAGGTCTACCTCTAACATACGAACTTAGAAAGATGGATATACCGGTTGTTAACTTTACCCCGTCAAAAGGCAACGACAAGCATGCCCGTGTAAATGCAGTTGCACCTTTATTTGAAAGTGGTATGATATGGGCTCCTGAGCAAAAGTTTGCTGAGGAAGTCATTGAAGAGTGCGCGGCATTCCCATATGGCGACCACGATGACTTGGTGGATTCTACGACCCAAGCTATCATGCGATTCAGGCAGGGCGGTCTGATCGGTCACCCTGAAGATTACGTAGATGAAAAGGCAGAGAAAATTAAAAGGAATTATTATTAATGTCTACAAAAGCGGCTACTGAACTATTTAAAAGATTTTTACTTTTTGCTAGAAAAAAATTAGCTAAGACTAACAAAGAAGGTATTATGAAAATACCTAACGATGAGCAAGCAAAAGCACTAGCAAACGAAACTATAGCTAAATTTACTACTTACAAAGTTCCACCATCATCTCTAAACACAGCGGACGACATCGCTATGATTGATAATCAAATTAATAATATAGAACAAAATAAACTTGTTAATGAAATTAAAAAAAATCTAACTCCTAAAAAAGATAACGTAATTGATATTACAGATAAAATGCCAAATCCTTTTGAAAACTTAGAAGCTGCTAAAAAAGCAGGAAACTTTAAAGGTATTGCAAATCAAGTATTAAGAGATCCTGATATTGCAAGAGAGTTTATGTTATCTAAAAAATTTCCTACAACAGTTGCATCTGGGGAAGATGCAATACCGATTGCAAGACGAGCAAAGTTTGATGAAGAAATTCCTTACAAACCATTACCAGACGAAGAATACACTGTAGAAAAAATAGTAAAAGATTTTAAAAAAGTTGGTGCAACTGATAAAGATATTCAAACGATATTAACATCTGGTCAAGCAGGTCAGATTCCTTATGTCATGAGTAACTATGGTCTGAGTTTTAAAGACGTTTTAAATACAATAAAACGTGGTGATAATTTAATTGAAGGTATAGGAAAAGAGATTAGTCCTAAAACTTTAAAAGAAGAATTAATGAAAACGGACAATCCATTTTCTGAATTAGTTAAGACAACTGAAAAAGGACCTAAGACTATTGCTGAAAGAAGAGCAGAAGCAGAAGCACTTTTAAAAAAAGAAAAAGCAATTTCAGAAAGTGAAAACGTTGTACCACTTAAACCAAAAGATTTTGCATCAGGTGGACGTGCAGAATATTTTACAGGTGGTTTAATAAATTTAATAAAAGCAGCTAGTAAAGTTAGTCCATTACAAGCTTATAAAAATTATATAAAAAGCGTTAAAACTAGAGCACAAAAAGGCGACGTGAAATCATTAGCACCTGAACTTGGTGCAGTAGCAGGTAGCGGTATTTTTGTTAACAGACGTATGTCAGATATTTTGGAAAATATGAAAAACCAAGATATGGAAAACAATTTAGAAAATTTTAAAAAAGAATTAAACGAAGATCCTTTCTACAAAAAATATCCGGACATTAAAGATAAGGTATTAGAAAACTATATAGAAACAATGTTTGGTGAGAAAAAAGCAGACGGCGGACGTGCAGGGTTTAAATCTGGCAGTTATTTATTTGAGGGTGCAAAAAAATTAGGTAGAAAATACAAAGGTTCAACATTAGAAGCTATTTTAGAAAATCCAAAACTACTTGGAACTGAATTAGGTTACGAAGGACTAGCAGAAATTTTAAGATTGTTTGGTTTTAAAGAAGGTGGACGTATTGGTTACAAAGACGGACCTGATCAACCAAGTAGAAGAAAATTTTTAAAAATAGCAGGTGGTCTAGCAGCATTACCTATTATTGGTAAATTTTTTAAACCTGCAAAAATTGCAAGTAAAGCTGCACCTGTGATAAAAAAGACTATAAGTAGTACTCCATCTTATTTCTTTGATCTTGTGAATAAAATTAAAATTCTTGGTGATGAAGGAAAAAGTATTAGTCCTAGAACAAAAACAACCGTTTATAAAAATTATGAATTAGAAGAAGATTTAACAACAGGTGATATTGTAATTGTAAAACAAAAAGGAGATCCTGACTTTGCTTACGAGGAAGAGGTTCTTTCTTTTAGAAAAGGTCAAGCTGATGAAACTACAAAAGGTAAAACACCACCAGATGAATATGAAGAATTTACAGTAAGGCCAGATGGAGATGGTAAGATGAAAGATGTTGAAGATGGTATTGAACCAGAGGGTATTAAAGAAATTATGGAAGAATTAGATGTGGGTGGCGGAAACCTTGATGACCTAACTTTAAACGAAATAAAACGAGGTAAATTAGCCAGCGGCGGTATCGCAAGAATGTTAGGAGAGTAATGGGTCCGAAAGAATATAAAGGCATGATGGATTATCTAACTGGGCCACGTATGGCTAAAGGTGGGAGAGTGGGTTACCGAAACCCCAGCGCAGTTGTTACTAAAAATATGCAAGAAAAAAGTGCAATGGCTAAAAAATTAAAAGCAACTAAAAAATTAAAAGACTTTGTAGAAAAATTTAAATTAGAAAATAATGGTAGACTACCTTCTCAACAAGAAATTATAAAAGGAACTGGATCAAAAACATCAGTAATACAAAAATATTTAGAAGAGGGTGTTGATTTTAAAAAACGTTTAACTAAACAACAGGCTGGTACAATAGCAGGTATTAAATCAGGAGAAGTAAGAGCTGTACCTAAAGGTAAAGACCCTTCTTATGTAAAAAGAAATAAAACTTTAGCTGAAGCTAATAAATTTTTAAGTAAACAAGACAAAGCTGATTTTAAACAAATTAATGCAGGTAAAAAAGCTATAAATAAATATTTTAAAAACAATTCAGGATTAATTAACACTACAGAATTTGGTAAAAAAATTAAAGCGCTTTTAGCTTTAAGACTAGATAAAGATACAGGAAATATTTTTTCTAAATTAAGATCTGATGAATATTATGAAGACTTAGCAAAAAAAGGAAAATTATTTGACATATTTGATATTAAACCTGTTAAAGAAGGAGGAAAAAGTTTAAGATTTCCTACAAATATAAATATAACTCCCGGTCAATTTAATCAAGTGTTTATACAAAGCCAAGCAGGTAAATTTTTTGCAAAAGGAGTAAATGAAGATTCACTTAAAAGTTTAAATAATCTTTTAACAGATTATAATATTAAAGTTAAACTACCAAACGTTGGCTATGTTGGTGCTGATAATCCTGTTGCGGTTGATAGAACAAAAGGAACTTTTCCAAAAGTAACTGACACTTTAAAAAAAATGGATGCTCCTGAAGAAATTTTAAATTTATTTAAATCTAAAGGAATAAAATTAAACGCTGCATCAATTCCAATTCTTACAGATATACTTAAAATGGCTGAATCAATACCTGGTGATATTGCTAAAAAAAGTTATTTTAAAGCAGCAGGTAAAGCTGCCGGTTTAGCTTTTACACCTGTAATGTTTTACGATACTTACAAAGCACTTGAACAAGGTAAACCGTTACTAGAATCTTTGGAGCAAGGTTTTATAGGGACTAACATAATTGGTGGAACAAGAGATATTTTAGCTCTTAAGCCTGAAGAAAGAATGGCTAGAAGTGTTGTTAAACAAGATGCATTAAAAGATTTAAATTTAGAAATGCCTATGGGATTTGGTTTTATAGAAGGCTCAACACCAAAAACAGACATGACTTTACAAGAGGCACAACAACAAATGGAAAAAGGTATTCAAAGAGTGCAATCTGAAAGAGCTCAAAAAGAATCTGATGTGGCTGCAAATAGAGCTAATTTTTTTGGTAACATAAGAGATAGAGCTTTTGGTATTGGACCAGACTATCAATTAGAGTTAGCAGGCGGTGGTATTGCTAAACTAGCCGGCATAAATTCAGGACCACCACCAGAATCAGGACCCATGTCTCAAGGGTTGCAAGGTTTAATGAAACGTGGTATTAAAACATAGGAGTATAAATGGCAGATATAGATAAAGGACTCCCGAACACTAGAACTAAAATTGATATCCCTTCAGAAGAAGAGATATCAGAAGAAGTTGCGGTTCAGGAACCAGAAGAATTAAAAGGACCCGTAGAAGTTATCCCTGAAGAAGACGGCGGTGCAACATTAGACTTTGAACCGGGATCAATAAATATACCAGGCACAGAATCACACTTTGATAATTTAGCAGATATTTTACCAGACGATGTTTTAGAACCTGTAGGTAATGACATGGTTCAAAATTATATGGATTATAAATCATCTAGAAAAGATTGGGAGGAGTCATATAAAACAGGTTTAGATCTTTTAGGATTTAAATATGAAAACAGAACAGAACCATTTCAAGGAGCTTCAGGTGCAACACACCCAGTATTAGCAGAAGCAGTCACACAGTTTCAAGCACAAGCATACAAAGAATTATTACCAGCTGACGGACCAGTAAGAACACAAATTATTGGTATTAAAAATCCAGCAACAGAACAACAAGCAAATCGTGTAAAAGATTACATGAACTATTTAATTATGGATCAAATGAAAGAGTACGAAGCAGAGTTTGATTCTATGTTATTTCATTTACCACTTGCAGGATCTACATTTAAAAAAGTTTATTACGATGTGCCACTTGGAAGAGTGGTATCTAAATTTGTACCAGCGGATGAATTAGTTGTGCCATATACGGCAACAAGTTTAAATGATGCGGAGTCTGTTATTCATGTAGTAAAAATTTCAGAAAATGAATTAAGAAAACAACAAGTTTCAGGTTTTTATAGAGACATAGAATTAGCACCACCAGGTAATGTTGAACAAAATTCTGTAGAAAAAAAAGAAAGAGAATTAGATGGCACTAAAAAAACTGGTAAACAAGAACCAGTTTATACTTTGTTAGAGTGTCATGTAAATTTAGACTTAGAAGGTTTTGAAGAAGTTGGTGCCGATGGTCAACCAACTGGAATAAAATTGCCCTACATAGTAACTGTAGAAGAAGGCAGCCGAGTAGTACTCTCCATACGGAGAAACTATGCGCCCAATGATCTAAAGAAAAATAAAATTCAATACTTTGTCCACTTCAAATTTCTGCCAGGACTTGGATTTTATGGCTTTGGACTCATTCATATGATTGGCGGATTGAGCCGTACGGCAACGGCGGCTCTCCGTCAATTATTAGACGCAGGGACTTTATCAAACTTACCAGCAGGTTTTAAACAAAGAGGTGTGCGAGTTAGAGACGAAGCATCACCAATACAACCAGGTGAGTTTAAAGATGTTGATGCGCCGGGTGGATCATTACGTGATGCATTCTTTCCATTACCATACAAAGAACCATCACAAACATTATTAAATTTATTAGGCATTGTTGTGCAAGCAGGCCAAAGATTCGCGGCGATTGCTGATATGCAAGTGGGAGATGGTAACCAGGCAGCCGCAGTCGGAACCACGATCGCTCTTCTCGAGAGAGGCTCACGAGTCATGTCAGCAATACATAAAAGATGTTATGCAGGTATGAAAGATGAATTTAAATTACTTGCAAAAGTTGTTTCACAATATTTACCACCAGAATATCCGTACGATGTTGTAGGTGGTGCAAGAAATATTAAACAAGCAGATTTTGATGACAGAATAGATGTTGTGCCAGTAGCAGATCCAAATATTTTTTCTATGTCACAAAGAATTACATTAGCACAAACACAATTACAGATAGCAACATCGAATCCAATGTTACACAACATGTATCAAATCTATCGAAACATGTATGAAGCAATAGGTGTTAAAAATGTGGACGCAGTTTTACCACCACCAGCTCCTACTGCACCGATGGATCCAAGTATGGAACACATTAATGCGTTAGCTGGTAAACCGTTTCAAGCTTTCCCTGGTCAAGATCACAGAGCACACATTACAGCTCACTTAAATTTTATGTCAACTAACATGGTAAGAAATAATCCACAAGTTATGGCTGCAATACAAAAAAATATTTTAGAACATATTAGTTTGATGGCTCAAGAACAGGTACAATTAGAGTTTAGAGAGCAATTACAGCAAATGATGATGATGCAACAACAAGCAGCAACGAATCCACAAGTACAAGCACAACTTCAAGCACTTACAAATCAGGTTGAATCAAGAAAATCTGTGTTAATTGCAGAGATGACTGAGGAATTTATGAGAGAAGAGAAGAAAATTACATCACAATTTGACTCTGATCCACTTTTAAAACTAAAATCACGTGAAGTTGACCTTCGTGCAATGGAAAATGAACGTAAAAAAGATAATGATATAGCTCAACAAGACCTTGCAAGAGCAAAATTAATGCAAGCTAAGGATAATTTTGATGAAAAGTTAGAACAAAACGAAGATTTAGCTAAATTACGTGCTGGAGTAAGTCTAGCTAAGACTGGTGTACAACAGGCACAAGTTATGGTAGAGGATAATTAATAAAAAGGAGCAAAAAATGCAAAAACTAGATAAAATACAAGAAGTTAAAGTTGCTGAACAGAGTATTGAGGTAGATCCAAGATCTAAAACTACTGCTGACCAAGCATTTAACTATATTGCAACAGGAAAACCTGAAATGCCAGTTGGCGGTCAGAAAAGAATGTTGC